GCAAAGTCTTACTTTGGTCAAGGAGGTAATTCACTACTTGTAGCAAGAGTTGTTACAGGTTCATTTACTGCTGCAAGTGCAACACACATTTCAGCATCATCAGATGGGGGTTCAACACCATTTACTATTAATACATTAGGTAAAGGAGAGATTTATAACAACTCAGGCTCTCAAACAACAGCAGGGTCTTTACCGAGTGGTAATGAAGATAACCTAAGATGGGAAATTACTAACTCTGATAGCAATAAAGGTACATTTACTTTATTGGTCAGACAAGGTAATGACCAAACAAAAAATAAAATCATATTAGAAACTTGGAACGATTTATCATTAGATCCAAATTCTAGTAACTATATTGAATCAGTAATTGGTAACCAAACTAAATCAGTAGGTACTGATGGTACTACAAAGTATATTTCTGTTAGTGGTGAGTACGCAAACAAATCAAAATATATAAGAATAGGTTCTGTAGCTAGACAAACATTAGATTACTTAGATAATGATGGTAATGTAAGAGTTGGTTCAGCTTCAGGTTCTCTACCAACTAATCAATCAGGTTCATTCGAAAATGCAACAGGTACTAATGTAAACGGAGGTGATTTATATTTTACAGATATTAGTAACACTAAAACACAAGGTTTAGATGGAGCTGATTATGCTGATATGATCAGTGTATTAGAAAATAAAGATGAGTATAGCTTTAATATTATTTCAGCACCAGGTTTATTTTATGAATTTGGTACTCATTCAACTCAATTAGATTCAATTATATCTTTAGCTGAGACTAGAGGTGATTGTATTGCAGTAGTTGATTTACAAAACTACGGTGCTACTGTAGCTAACGTAACATCGACAGCAGCTAACTTAAATTCATCTTATGCAGCTGCTTACTGGCCACATGTACAAACACAATCAGCAACAGGTAAAAATGAATTCGTACCAGCATCAGTAGTAATACCAGGAGTTTATGCCTTCACTGATGGAGCTGCTGCACCATGGTTTGCACCAGCTGGATTAACAAGAGGTGGTATTCCTACAGTAATCCAAGCAGAAAGAAAGCTTACAAGATCTCAAAGAGATACATTGTATAATGCTAATGTTAACCCAATTGCTACATTCCCAGGAGCTGGAATATCAGTATTTGGTCAAAAAACGTTGCAGAAAAAACCATCAGCTTTAGATAGAGTAAATGTTAGACGTTTATTAATCGCCTTGAAGAAATTCGTTGGTGACGTATCTAGAGAGTTAGTATTTGAGCAAAATACAAACGTAACTAGAAACAGATTCCTAGCTCAAGTTAACCCTTACTTAACTTCAGTAGTTGAGCAGCAAGGTTTATATGCTTATAGAGTAGTAATGGATGACACTAATAACACGGCAGATGTAATTGACAGAAATCAATTAATTGGTCAGATATTCATTCAACCTGCAAAAACAGTTGAATTTGTAGTATTAGACTTTACTATTGAGCCAACAGGAGCAACATTTGGAGCATAATTTAAATTTTAGATATTTATAATAAAGAAATAAAATGGCAGTAGTAGATCCTAACGAAATAATGTTCAGAGCCTTTGAACCAAAGGTGCAAAATAGATTCTTAATGTTCATCGATGGTATTCCATCATTTATGATTAAGACAGCAGCTGGTCCAAATTTTACTGACAACGCAATAAAATTAGATCACCTTAATACCTACAGAAAAATTAGAGGTAAAAGAGAATGGGGTGATATTGATATGACTTTATACGATCCAATCACACCATCTGGTGCACAAGCAGTAATGGATTGGGCGAGACTATCTTACGAGTCAGTAACTGGTAGAGCTGGTTATTCAGACTTCTATAAGAAAGATTTAACACTACAAGTTTTAGGACCTGTAGGTGATATAGTAAGTGAGTGGGTGATAAAAGGAGCATTTATAACTAATATGGATCAAGGTGGATTTGACTGGGCTACTGATGAAACAGTAGAATTATCAATGACCGTTGCAATGGACTACTGCGTATTGAACTTCTAATCACGCTACA